TAGTATACCAGTTTGTCAAACTATCGGTATGGAGATGGAACGAATCGACAAACTAATTGCTGATCCGACAGTATGGTATGATCCAGGTCCTGTAGAAGGATACATCAAATTCTGTGAGAGGGAATTGACATTAACAGACGGCGACGATTTAGTCCTACTTGATTCATTTAAATTATGGGCTGAACAAATCTTCGGATGGTATTATTTCGAAGTAGCATCAGTATTTGTCAAAGGCAAAGATGGTCAGCCAGGTCGATATGTTCCTAAAAAAGTTCGTCATAGACTTATTCATAAACAATTTCTTATAGTAGGTCGACGAGCATCAAAATCATTATATGTAAGTACTATACATAACTATTTCTTAAATGTTGACAGTTCTACTACTCATCAAATAGCTGTAGCACCGACTATGAGACAGGCAGAAGAAGTTATGTCTCCTATTAAGACGGCCATGGCTAAAGCAAGAGGTCCGTTCTTTAAGTTTCTTACTGAAGGATCAATTAATAACACTACTGGTTCGAAAGCTAATAGAGTTAAAGTTGCTTCTACAAAGAAAGGAATACAGAATTTCCTTACAAATTCACTTTTGGAAGTAAGACCACTTTCGATCGACTCGCTTCAGGGTTTGCGATGTAAAGTTGCAAGTCTTGATGAGTGGCTTTCTGGAGAGACTAAAGAGAATCCTATAGAGGCAATTGAAGGAGGTGCAAAGAAAATACCTGATTGGTTAATTCTTTGTACTTCATCAGAAGGTACTATCAGACATGGTGTTGGAGACACAATCAAAATGATGCTTCTTGATATTCTCAAGGGCGAGTTTGTGGATCCGCATACGAGTATCTTCTATTACAAGCTTGATAACATTGAAGAAATTAACTATCCATTTATGTGGAGAAAAGCAAATCCTAATATTGGTGTAACTACTTCAGAGCAGGATTATTTACAAGATGTTAAGAAAGCTGAATCATTCCCTTCATTACGAAACGAAATTCTTGCAAAGATGTTTAATATACCTATGGAAGGTTATACATATTACTTTACTCTTGAAGAATCTACACCTGGACCTTCACAAGAGTTCTGGAATATGCCATGTGCAATGGGATGTGACCTTTCACAAGGAGACGACTTCTGTGCATTTACTTTTCTATTTCCGCTTGGTAATGGAAAATTTGGTGTTAAGACAAGAAGTTATATTACAACATTAACACAATCAAAATTAACTCTGGCAACAAGATTACTATATGATGACTTTGTAAATGAAGGAACTTTAGTAATAATGGATTCTACAGTTTTGGATTTGAATTTAGTTTATGAAGATCTAGAACAATTTATAGCAGCAAAACAATATGCTGTTGAGTGTGTAGGTTATGACCCATATAATGCAAAAGAATTCATTGAAAGATGGGCTAGAGATAATGGACCTTATGGTATTGAGAAAGTTATACAAGGTAAAAAGACTGAATCAGTACCTCTTGGAGAGTTGAAGAAACTGGCCGAAAATAGAATGTTACTGTTTGATGAACAATTAATGAGTTTTGCAATGCAGCATTCAGTAGTTGAAGAAGATTCAAATGGCAATAGAAAACTTTATAAAAAGAGACATCAAGATAAGATTGATAATGTGTCAGCACTTATGGATGCATTTGTTGCATTCAAGTTGAATAAAGATTACTTTGAATAAGGAGATGCAAGATGGATTTCAAGAATAGAATCAAGCATGCCTGGAATGCATTTATGAATAAAGATCCCACCCCAGCAGTTGAATTGGGTCCTAGTTCATACTATTATCCAGAGCGAACACAAAACAGATCTCAAGCGGATCGTTCTATGATTACATCTATATTCAATCGTATTGCGATGGATGTAGCAAGTATTGAGATAATGCATTCAAAGGTTGATGCGGATGGCAACTTCTTAGACCATATCGACTCTCCTTTAAATGAATGTTTACAAGTTAGTGCAAATATAGATCAAACTGGACGAGCATTAATACAGGATGCAGTTCAACGAATGTTGGAAACCGGTTCTGTTGCATTAGTTCCTATTGTGTCTGATGACAATCCAAATGAAACCGGAACATTTGATATATACGATGTACGATGCGGTAATATTGTTCAGTGGTATCCTAGAAAAGTTGAAGTCGAAGTTTATAACGACAAAGCTACTAAAGGTACTATTGAGAAATTACTTTTAGATAAGGAAATCGTATGCATCATTCAAAATCCTATGTACAGTATAATGAATGCTCCAAGTTCTGTACTTAATAGGATATTTAAAAAGTTAGCTCTATTGGATGTAATCGATAATGAGAATGCATCTAATAAGTTAAATATGATTATTCAAGTACCTTACTCAACTAGATCTCAACTTCATCAGGATAATGCCGCCAGACGAAGAAAAGAGATCGAAGACCAATTAATTAATAATCCGTATGGTATTGCCTATATGGATATTAACGAAAAGTTAATTCAGTTAAGTAGACCACTTGAATCAAACCTCCTCGAACATATCAAATATTTGATGGAGACTTATAAGAATCAACTTGGTATCACCGATGCAATCCTTAACAACACAGCAAGTGAAGCAGAGATGAATAACTACATCAAGAGAACAATTGAGCCTATATGCGCTGCAATTTGTGACGAGATGAAGAGAAAATGGCTCACTAAGACTGCTAGGACTAAGGGACAGTCTATCATTTACTATGAAGATCCGTTTAGACTTATTCCTGTTACTGAGATTGCTAAGCTTGCTGATGTTCTGTCAAGAAATGAAATTATGACAAGTAATGAAATGAGACAGAAGATTGGTATGAAGCCATCGGATGATCCAAGAGCTGATGAGTTAAATAATGCTAACATGCCTGATTACTATCCTCCTGAAGATCAAAATGGATATGTTACGGATGATGGATCACAGGAACCTTTAAGTGAAGAGGAAGCTCAAGCGGAAGGCGTTGAACCTCAGACTGAAGAAGAAATGACTATTCCTGATGATCAGAGCTTTGTTAACTTTGATGATGGCGAAGAAGAATCTGAAGAAGAGGAACCTGTAGAGGAAGAATCGACTGAAGAAGAAATTCCTGAAGGTGAAGGCTTTAGTTTATTCGGAGAAAACGAAGAATCAGAAGCACCTGAAGAAGAATCATCAAATGAAACAATGTTCAAACTCTTCCAAAACAATTCAGGATCAGAAAACACCTTTAAATTATTTAAAGATGAAGACGAAGAAGAGGAAGAGAAAAAGAAGACATTTAGTTTATTTAAATAAAATATTACGAGAGGAGAAAACCGATGAAAGACAAAAACTACGATTTTAGTGGTTGGGCGTCTAAGAATGATATTCTTTGTGATGATGGTCGTGTTATCAAAAGAAATGCATTCAAGGATTGTGACGGCATAACAGTCCCGCTGGTATTTAATCATAATCACAAAGAGATCGAAAATGTGCTGGGTCATGCTGTATTGGAAAATCGTGACGAGGGTGTATACTGTTATGGTTACATTGATGACGAAACACCTGCTGGTAAGCAAGCAAAGAGCCTTATCAAGAAGGGAAGTCTGAAATCTCTCTCGATTTATGCTAATAAGCTTAAGCAGATCGGACATGATGTAGTTCACGGAATAATTCGTGAAGTATCTGTAGTTCTTGCTGGAGCTAATGCAGGAGCAGTAATTGACACAGTATTAGCACATGGTGTAGATGCTAGTGATGAAGAAGGCGAAGGCGTAGTAGTTTATGCCGGCGACGAAAATCCTATTTGTCATGGTGCAGATCTTGATGATCCTGAGGTTAGAGAAGCAATTCTTGCCTCTATGAATGATGATCAAAAGAGATTTATGTTAATGATGGTAGGTAAAGCTCTGGAAGATCAGGGCGATAGTGTTTCACATTCCACTGATGAAGATTCTGACGATGATGCAGAAGAGTTCGATGGTGAACAGTCTAATGATGATTCAGATGATGGCGAAGAGTCTAATTATGAATCAACAGAAGATGATGACAACTCAAATAATGAAGAGTTATCTCAGTCTGCAGAAGAATCTGAGGAAAATTCAGAAGAGGAAAACACAGTAGTTCATAGCTTCTCATTGTTTAAAGATAATTCAAATGACGAAAACGAAGAGGATAATACATTATCTCATTCAGAAGAAGAGGAACTTCAGGATGAGAATCCCGATGATTACGAAGAGTCAGATGATGATTTAGACGATGATGAAGAAAGTGATCTTGAGCACTCTGCTCAGGAAGATATTTCAAACCAAAATAATAATAAGGAGAACAATGACATGACACACAATTTATTTGAAAACAATGCACAGAACGATGTTCTGATTCACAGCGCAGAAGTTTGTGGCGAAATGATGGCAGATGCTGTTAAGTTTGGTTCACTTAAAGATTCAGTTATGGCACACAGTGCTGATTATGGTATCGATAATATCGATCTCCTTTTCCCG